TTTACCGACAAAACCGAAACCCCGACCCTTATTTCCGTCTCTTATCTGGAGAACCAGCCTGAACTGGCGGTAACTGGCGATAACCAGCAGGTGGATTGGCGTATTGGCAGAGAGCAGCCGAGATTGGAAAGTGTGGGTGTTGGGGGCTTGTCGTATGGGCCTTTGGTGGCTGAGTGGGCTAAGCGTTTTATGCAGATCACGTTGATGCCGTGGCAGGTGCACGCAATTTCAGCGCAACTTTCTAAGGATGAGGCTGGCGATTTGCAGTTCCGTGAGGCTTGTGTCAGTACTGCTAGACAGGCTGGTAAGTCGGTTGCTCTACAGGCGCTTTTGGGTTGGTGGATTACTGAGGGTGCAGTGCTTCGTGGTGGGCCACAGTCTGTTATGTCTGTTGCCAATAAACTTGACCGGGCAGAGGCAATCTTTACTTCCTTAGCTCACATACTTAAAGACATTTTTGGGGCAAAGCTTGTGATGGCTGTAGGCCGTAAATCTGTGGAGATGCCTGACGGCTCGCGCTGGGAAGTACGCGCAGCTACTAAATCTTTGCACGGTGGTAGCCATGATCTGATTGTGGTTGATGAGTTGTGGGACATTGACCCTGAGGTGGTGGATGATGCTTTGCGCCCATCGCAGATTGCTCGAAAGTCGCCGCTGCTTTCTTGCTGGAGTACAGCTGGTGATCAGTCCTCAGAAACCATGATCAAGATGCGGCAACAGGCAATGGCTGATATTGACAAGGGCTTAACGTCATCTTTGTATTTTGCTGAGTGGTCTATGCCGGGACATCTTGACCCTTACGATGAGCGCAACTGGTATTGGGCAAACCCCTCTTTGGGTACCACAATCACGATTGACGCTTTACGGGCAGTGTCTAAAAAAGACAGTTTCATGCGTGCCCACCTGAACCAGTGGATCACGGCTAGGGGGGCATGGCTTGACCTTGGGGTGTGGGAAAAGAACGTCACAGATATTCCCATGCCTGAGGGCGGCATATTGTCTGTGGATAGTTCTGTGGATGACGCTCGATATGTCGGTGTCAGAGCTGCCGAGATTGACGGGCAAGTCATTGTGCAAACAGAGTTTGTGGTAGAGACCGAAGCCGATATGTGGACTGCTATCGCCCGAGTCATGGAGAACCCAGAAGTGCAGCTGCTAATTACGCCCACGCTCGATATTCATGTGCCGATTTCCTTGCGCAGGCGCACCAGCCTGACGGGCTATGCAGAACTAACTAGATACACGACACTTGTCAGGTCAATGATCCATGAAGGCAATGTAAAACACCACGGCGAAACACTGCTCGCTGACCATTGCGGTAGGGCGGTACTTGTCAAAGTGCCATCTGGTGCTGTGCTCAGTTCCCAAAAGTCACCCGGGCCGATAGAGCTGTGCCGTTGCATGGTGTGGGCTGTAGCGCAAGTGTCGAAGCCTAAACAAAAGACAAAGCCAATGATGGTGGTAGTCAGTCGCTAAAGTGTTGGCGGTACTGCTCTGGGCGTTGTCGGGATGAGCAGGGCAGTACCACACACACCCGGCAGAAAGTGGCATACTACCGCTATGGGTATTTTTAATAAGCCAGTAACTAAAGCCGCTATTTCCACACCATCAGTGCAGGCCGCTGTAGGGTACGCGCCAGCAGGCAACAGCAAAAACCCGATAGACAACTTCTATAACTACCAAGAAGGCGCAGCTCGCCAGCGTGCCATGACTATCGCAACAGTGTCTCGATCACGTGACTTGTTGGCTTCTGTCATTGGTTGTATGCCGCTAAAAATGTACGGCGAAATCTTTGATGACGCCACTGGCGAAATGGAGGAAGTACCACTAGCACCACGTTCTTGGCTACGCCAGCCTGACCCAGCAGTCACGTTTAACTTCTTGATGGCGTGGACTCTTGACGATCTGCTGTTCTACGGGCGTGCCTTTTGGTACATCACAGAGCGCACCCAAGATGGCTTCCCGTCAAAATTCCAGCGTTTACCAGCCGGGAGCATCACAACTTTGGATGAGCAAGGGCCCGTGTTCTTTCATCCTTCTAAGTCCATAAGTTTTGCTGGCAACGAACTTGACTACCGCAACATTGTCCAGTTTCTCAGCCCTATTCAGGGCATTGTTTACAGCTCAGAACAGACAATTTCTACAGCTTTAAAGATTGAGCAAAGCCGTTACAAGAATGCACAATCGTCTTTGCCTAGTGGCGTATTAAAACAGACTGGTGGCGAACCGCTTAGCGCACAGGAGTTGTCAGAGATTGGCGCAGCGTTTCAAGAGGCTCGACTAACCAGCCAGACTGCTGTACTAAACGAGTTTCTAAGTTACGAGGCGAGTACTGCAACCCCAGACAAAATGCTGATGATTGAGTCAGCCCAGTATTCAGCGCTAGATCTGGCACGCCTATGTGGTGTTCCCCCGTACCTTGTGGGCGTGTCCACTGGCGCTTATGCCTACACCAGCAGTGAGCAATCACGCGCTGATCTCTACATTTTTGGTGTCAAGCCATACGCCGATTGCATAGCCTCAACCCTCAGCATGAATAACGTGCTACCGCGTGGCACCTATGTAAAGTTTGATACAGACAGTTACCTAGAGGAAAACTATGTAGCAGACAAAATGGATAGCCCAGACCGACCAAAAGAAAACACACAGGAGTCCCTAGCATGATGCGCTTTACCAGCTCAACATTTTCAATAGATGCAGCCCAAGATGGCAGCCCTAAGCGCACCATCACAGGCATTGCTTTGCCATACAACGTGGAAGCCACAGTCTCTGGTGGTCAGACAGTTTCTTTCTTGCCGGGCAGTCTGCCCACAGAAGGCAAAGCGCCAAAGCTGTACATGAGCCACGACTCTACGCAGGCCATCGGCCTTGTGACTGAGCGCAGCGATGACGAGGAAGCTATGTACTTCACAGCCAAAGTAAGCACCACAGCCCTAGGTGACGAAGCACTGGTGCTCGCAGCCGATGGCGTACTTGACTCTGTTTCGGTAGGCGTAAACCCAACCAAGTTCTCGTACAACGAGGATGGCGTCATGATCGTGGAAGCAGCCGACTGGATGGAGTTGTCACTTGTACCACAGCCAGCCTTTAGCGGTGCTACCATCACAGATGTTGCAGCAAGTATCCCCACATCCGAGGATGATTTGAGCAATAATACAGAAACGGCACCCGATGAGCCTGAAGTTACAGAACCACAGGAGAACCCAGTGTCAGAAACACCAGCCCCAGAAGTCATCGAAGCATCATCTATTTTTGCCCAGCCAAAGCGCAAGTTTGCTATGCCAACACCCGGCGAATACCTTGCCGCTATGCACGCAGGTGGCGACACCTTCCAGAATGTAAACGCAGCATTTAAGGAAGCAGTACGCGATCAGCAAACAGCACTTCAAGCAGCTGCTGGTGACGTTCTTACAACTGATACACCGGGACTTTTGCCAGTGCCAGTTCTTGGGCCATTGTTCCAAGACCTGAACTTTGTGCGCCCAGTCGTTTCAGCTTTTGGTGCTCGCTCAATGCCAAACACCCCAAGCAAGACTTTCATCCGCCCAACAATCACGACTCACACCAGTGCGGCAACACAAACCGAAGGCAGCGCAGTAAGCGCCACCACCATGGTCATTGCTTCTAACACAGTTACCAAAACAACTGTCGCTGGTCAAGTCACATTGACAATGCAGGACATGGACTTCACAGACCCTTCATCTATGAACCTCATCCTCAATGACCTTGCTGGTGAGTACCTCATCGCAACGGACAACATTGCAGCTGACAACTTGGTTTCTGGTAAAACAGCATCAGGCTCAACATGGACTGTCACCGCTAACGACCCAACCTCACTAATCAGCTCTTTGTATGACGCAGCACGCGAAATCACCGAGGACAGCAACTACTTCCCAACTCACTTGTGCGTGTCACCAGATGTTTGGGAAAAGTTGGGTTCACAACTTGACGGCTCAAAGCGCCCAATTCTTGGTTACACCACCAACGGCGTTATCGGTCAGAACAGCATTGGTCGCGTAGGCGGCTTGCAGTACACAGGCATGGATGTAATGGGGCTGTCCTTAGTGGTGGATAACAACTTCGCGGCCTCGACCATGTTGGTGGTTTATGCACCTGGGTTCGAAATATACGAAGCTCAGCAAGGTGTTTTGTCAATTGCAAACCCATCAACGCTGTCTCGCACGTTCTCGTACTACGGCTACTTTGCAACTTTCGTTGCCAAGTCAAGTTTCATTCAGTCAATCGCAATCGCGTAAAGCAAAAGGCGGTAAGCCGCCATGGCTACATACACAGTCACTTTCAAGCAACTGCTAGACAACTATGCAGTGCTACAAACACTGACCGACACTGAAATACAGGTGGGGCAATCCATCACTGTTGCCAGTGTTGCTGCACCTTTCAACGGCACCTTTGTTGTCTATGCCATGCCCAAGTATGAGTACATTGGCATAGACACTGAGGGCGACCTGCTCTTTAACAGCAATGTGAGCATCCCTAATCAGGTGCTGTTTAAGTGCACTGGCACAGACGTTGAACGCACAGCATCAGCTACTGGCACGATCACTTATACGCAGAACTGCACATGGACAACCACGGCAAACTTGATCACATATTTGGGCACAGACATTACAAACCCCAGTGATGACTACACGCTGGCAGCTCAAGCCACAAACGCAGCTAATGACTTTTGCTATAGGCGTAGGCAAGAGTCTGGCTACTTTGACAGCTTGACAACTTCACCGGGCCACGATGTCACCCTTGGCACAGTCATGTATGCAGCGGCTTTGTTTCGTGCCCGTGGCAGCGTTCAGGACACCTTTGCTACCTTTGACGGAATGGGCACTGCAAGCGTCTCAGCGATGACTCCAGTTATTAAGCAGCTTCTGGGCATCCACCGCCCACAGGTGGCGTAGTGGCCTACACAGACCTGCTGAACGAAGGTCTAGATGACCTGTCTGCTTTCCTTGCCACAGTCTCAGGGCTAAGGGTAATTACCGACGCCACAAAGTTGATAGCCAACTGCGTATTCCTAGACGCGCCATCTTTTGACCTGTTTGCTGGCAACGGCAACGTGCTCAAAATGAACTTCCCAGTCAAGATTATTGGCTCAGGCCCAGCAGGTTTACCTGTCCTGCGTCAGTTGCTTTCAATCACAGCTGCCGTAATCAACAGTGGCGCAATCGTTTTGAGTGGTAGCCCTACGGCATACTCGATTGGTGGAGCTGACTATCCCTGCTACGACCTAGTAATCTCTATAGCAGTCAAGACAAACTAAGGACACCATGGCTTACACAATTATTTCTGATCTAGTCGGAGTGCCGGGTGATGAGTTCATCCCAGCAGACGGCATCAACATTGAAGCCCTGCTTGCCGGTGGCTTTATCAAATCCGACAAAACCCCCACCAAATCTGCTAAAACAGTAGAAACATCTCCAGAGGAGTAACCCATGGCCACAAGCACTTATCTTTCTAACCCAACCGTAACGGTGAACGCCGTGGCCCTCACAGGCTTTTGTACTGCGGCCACGCTTGAGCGCACTAACACTGCACAAGACACCACAGTTTTTGGAAATGCTGCCCGCGTATACAGTGCCACCATCGAGGACAACACCCTCACGCTGTCGCTGTTTATGACTTACGGAGCTTCTGAGGTTTACGCAACTCTTAAAGGTTTAGTAGGCACACAAACAACTGTGATTGTTAAACCGACTTCCGCAGCTGTTGGCGCAACTAACCCAAACTTCACACTTACAGGCACCTACCTAGAGACCCTGCCAGTAATCAACGCAACCTTGGGTGAGATCAGTTCTATTGACATCACCTTCCAAGGTGGCGTTTACACTGAGCCAATCGTCTAACCCGACTAAACAAAGGAACCCGACATGAGAATTAAACTCAACGTGACCACAGTGGATGGCGCTTATACCGTCACTACAACCATGGCATCTATTGTTGCTTTTGAGCGCAAATACAAGATAGGTGCCGGGCAACTTGCCAGCGACGTGCACATTGAGTGGCTTGCTTTCTTGGCGTATGAGTCAGCGAAACGCGCAGGCATTGTTGTGCCGATTGTCTTTGATGATTATCTAGATCAAGTCATCAACATTGAACCTGAGGATGCTGGCCCTGAAAACCCTATCCAAGGGGCACCTACCGACACGCTTTAGCAGGTGTTCTAGTAGCCACAGGTTGGTGGCCCCATACAGTAGAATTCGACACAGATGACCTCTCGACAGTTATTAAGTTGCTAAATGAAAGTCGCAAACAATGAGTGTAAATGTAGGCGTTGAGTTCACTGGGTTAAAGGTTGCTCTTGGCGAACTTAACCAACTGGA